TCAATACAACCTATATTAACAAAAAAACAGATAGAAAAATTACCTACTGTGCCACAAAAAGGTGACTTCGATATTAAGGAAGTTATGCACAGCGAGTTCTTTTTCGCCTAATAGTACCCCTATTAGAACCAACGGAGTTAAACTATGGACAATAAAGAATGGTTTGAACATTGTCGGTTCATACCTCTAGACCAAGCAGTAAGATATGTGGAAAAGGGGTATATAATCGAAGACTCAAACAACAATGAGGAAATAAATAATGAAGAACAAGAATGTTAAGATACTTACACCTAGTGGAATTGCTCAATATCCGTGGCTTACAACTGCTGATACTAAGTTTTCTGAAACAGGTGAATTTAAAACAAATCTTATCTTGAGTAAGAAAGACGCTTTACCTGTTAGTCAAATAATAGACAAAGCGTATTCTGATAGCATTACTTTTGCAAAAGAGAAAGCTAAAGGTAAGAAAATAAAAGAAGCAGACAAGCCTTACTTTGATGAAGTAACAGAAGACGGTAAACCTACTGGAAATGTTATTTTTAAATTTAAATGTAAGGCTAAAGTCACTACTAAAAACGGTGATACATTTGATAACAAACCTGCAATATTTGATTCAGAGGGGAAACCTATGAAGAATGTAAATGTGTGGGGTGGTAGTCAAATTAAAGTTAGTGCTGAACTGATTCCGTACTACACGCAAATGGTTGGTGCAGGAATAAGTATGAGACTTAGAGCTGCACAAGTTATTGAACTTGTAGAAGGTGGCAGCAATTCGGAAGGTTACGGATTTAAGAAAGAACAAGGCTATGTTCATGCAGAATCCAAATCTGAGGAGTTGAAAAATGAAACAACGAAAGAAGTTTCCACCGAAGACGACTTCTAATTATCGTTCAGGATTAGAAGAGCAGATTGTCCAACAACTGAAAAGGTTAAAAATTAGTTTTGGATATGAAAGCGAAAAAATACCGTATATTAGACCAGAAAAATTACATAAGTATACACCTGATTTTATTTTACATAAAAAGGTAGGTACGGCTATGTATATCGAAAGCAAGGGACGCTTTTTAACGGCTGACAAACAAAAACATATTTTGTTACGAAAGCAATATCCTGAATTGGATTTAAGGTTTGTCTTTAGCAATTCGAAAACTCGTATATCTAAAAAGTCTAGAACAACATACGCAATGTGGTGTCAAAAACACGGCTTTAAGTATGCTGATAAGTTTATACCAGAAAATTGGATTAAGGAACTTTGGACTAGTAATAAAAAAACTACGTTCATAAAATCATGGACTTAATTAGAAAGGGTTTTTATGGGTAACTAATATATTTTACTAGTCCTCTACATAGTTAGGGGACTAGCTATATTTTAATCAAAAAATTTATGAAGGAATTAATACATGAGTGAAAGCGAATTTTTAAATCATGCACCTTGTTCCGAATGTAATTCAAAAGATAACGTGGCTGTTTATAGTGACGGACACGGACATTGTTTTGGGTGTGGTGCATACTTTCATAACTATCAGAATGAGGAAAAACCATTGACAAAAGTAAACACAAATTTAATTAAAGGTGAAAATAAACCTTTAGTAAAAAGATGTATAAATCAGGAAACAGTAAGCAAATTTAATTACCAAATTGGTAAACATAAAGGTAAGACTGTACAAATTGCAAACTACTATGATAATCATAGAAATTTAGTTGCACAAAAATTAAGATACCCTGACAAAACTTTTCAATGGCTAGGTGATAGTAAGAAAGCAACATTATTTGGACAGAATTTATGGCGTGATGGGGGCAAACTTGTTTCCATTACAGAAGGAGAAGTGGACGCTATGTCACTTTCTTCCATACAGAATAATAAATGGGCTGTATGTAGTGTAAAAACAGGAAGTGCAGGGGCTAAACGAGATTTACAACAACAAATAGAATGGTTAGAAAAATTTGAAACTATTGTATTGATGTTTGATAATGATGAGCCTGGAAATACAGCAGCTCTAGAATGTGCGAAATTATTTTCGCCTGGAAAAGTTAAAATTTCACAACTTCCATTAAAAGACGCTAACGAAATGTTAGTCAAGGGAAGAGTACAAGAATTAATAGATTGTATGTGGGGTGGAAAATCTTATAGACCTGACGGAATTGTTGCAGGTACAGATATATTTGAAACATTAATTAAAGAAGATAATAGAAAATGTATACCTTATCCTTTTGAATGTATAAATACTAAAACATTAGGAATGCGAAGAGGTGAATTAGTAACTATAACAAGTGGAACAGGACAAGGTAAGTCACAATTATGTAGACACATAGCACATCAATTAATTTCTAAAGGTGAATGTGTTGGTTATCTTGCACTAGAAGAAAGTGTAAAGAGAACAGCATTAGGTGTGATGTCAATTGATTTAAAGAAACCATTACATTTAACGAAAGAAGGAATTAGTAAAGATGACTTTAGAAATAGTTTTAATCGAACAGTTGGTAGTGGCTCTATGTATCTATTCGACCATTTCGGTAGTACCGAGTCTGAAAATTTATTATCCAAGATTCGTTATCTTGTTAAGGGTCTTGGTGTACGGTGGGTTATTCTTGACCATCTTTCTATTATTATTAGTGGATTAGAAACACATGATGAAAGAAGATTAATTGATATGACTATGACTAGACTTAGAAGTTTAGTTGAAGGAACAGGTATTGGATTAATTTTAGTTTCACATTTAAGAAGACCAGACGGCAACAGAGGATATGAAGACGGATTACAAACTTCATTGAATGCTTTACGTGGCTCTCATGCAATCAGTCAATTAAGCGACCAAGTAATTTCACTAGAGAGAAATCAAAATGATGAAGAGAATAAAAACTATACAACAGTTCGTGTGTTGAAGAATAGACATACAGGTAATACAGGAAAGTGTGGGACATTATATTTTGATGAAGACACTTCTTGTTTTGTAGAAACAAAAGGAACAAATGACTTTTAATATGAATCGTAGAGGAAAATGGCATGATGACGATAGTTGGTATTTAATTGGTGAAATATCAGGTGCTATTAAAGTGGCTAAAAAAAATCCTTTGCGTGATGTTATACTTCCTTTACCGTCAGCTAAATATAAATTTCATGCTGAGATTATTTTACAAGAAATGTTTCCCTTTGAGGAAGCCGCATTTAGAATACAGACACAGGTAGCCACATTACATTAATGTTTAAAAAAATACTTTGGTTCTTTTTTATTTGTTTCCTAATTACACTTTTGTTTTCGTGTACAACAAATAAAAATGGAGAAAAAAATTCTAACTTTCTTTTGAAATTAGGAAGAAGCATACTTACAAACACGGTGGATTTAAATTAATATGAAGAACAGATATAACTACAATAATAAAAATCGTAATTCGGCAGGAAATCCAATACATCAACCAACTGAAAAATATAAAGAAGGTTGGGATAGAATATTTGGAAAAAAGAAACACTACATTACGCATGGTTATGAAGGTGTGGAAATTCTTGTTCCAGTAACAGAAGAGACAAATGAAAAAGAAAACAAGTGAGCCTCTTATAATTGGTAAGAAAAGATATTATAAATATAAAATTATATGGGAAGATATAGTTGGGGATTCAACACTAGCAACATCAAATGAATTTAATAATATGACTTGTGCCGAAGTACATACTGAGTGTTGGATATTTGATAAGACATTTGACTATGTTTATTCTTTTGCAAGTTATTATATAGATAATGGAGAAATAGAATTTGGGGATAGAAATGTTTATCCTCGTAGTGTAATAAAGAAAATGATAAGGATATAAAATGAAATATGTTTTTGATGTAGAAACAGACGGATTATTATTTGATTGTACGAAGGCTCATTGTATTGTTTTAAAAGATATAGACAAGAATGAGATACTTACTCCTACAGTTGACCAGGCATTAGAACTTTTATCGAATGCTGAATTAATTATAGGACATAATATAGTCAAATTTGATATTCCAGTCTTAAAAAAATTGTATGGATTTAAAACTAAAGCAAAAGTTTTTGATACCATAGTTGCGACACGACTAATTTGGTCAGACTTAATGGAGTCAGACATGAGACGTGTTCATAATAAAAATTATCCTAGAAATTTAGTAAACAAACACTCCTTAAAATCGTGGGGTGTTCGATTAGGAAATTATAAGCAACACATAACTACAGATTGGCAAACATTTACAAAAGAAATGTTGGAATACTGTATTCAAGATGTTGAGGTAACGCATACATTGTACCAAAAGATTTTGGAGAAAAAATATTCCGAGCAATCTTTAGAATTGGAACACTTAATTTCGGAAATAATAAGTAGACAAGAACAATATGGTGTTCTTTTTGATAAAGATAAAGCAGCTAAACTTTATGCAACTCTTTCATCTGAGAGAGATACTATTAAAAAAGAAATGGAAAAAACTTTTCCACCTCTTAAAAGAGAAGAAGAGTTTATACCAAAAGTAAATAATAAAACTCGTGGCTATGTTAAAGGTCAGCCCTTTATTAAAGTAACTCACGAAGACTTTAATCCATCAAGCCGAAGACATATAGCTGAACGATTAAAGATTAAATATAATTGGAAGCCAAAAGAATTTACTAATGATGGTCAACCAAAAGTTGATGATAGAGTTTTAAATTCTTTAGATTATTCTGAAGCTAAACTCCTGGCTCGTTATTTCTTATTAGAAAAACGAATAGGTATGTTAGCTGAAGGTAAACAGGCTTACTTAAAATTGGAACGTAACAATAGACTACACGGAACGGTGAATACTAACTCTGCGATAACTCAAAGAGCAACACATTCAAATCCTAATTTAGGACAAGTTCCTGCTGTTACTGTTCCTTACGGTAAAGAATTTAGAGAATTGTTTATCGTTCCAAAAGGAAAAGCAATGTGTGGTGTTGATGTATCTAGTTTAGAAATTAGATTATTAGGACATTACATTGCTAAGTATGATAACGGTGCGTATGCAAATCTTGTAGTTAACGGTGACATACATACTGAAAATCAAAAACTTGCAGGATTAGATACACGTGACCAAAGCAAAAGATTTTTATATGCTTGGCTTTATGGTGCAGGTGTAAATAAGATTGCAGAAGTAACAGGTAAATCTAACAAGGACGCAGCTCAAGTGAGAACTCGTTTCTTAAATAGATTACCTGCTTTAAGTAAACTAATAAAACAAGTTCAAGAAACTTCAGAGCGAGGATATTTAATTGGCTTAGATAGAAGACAAGTCAAAGTTCGTTCAGAGTACGCAGCTCTTAATACTTTATTACAAAGTGCAGGGGCTATAGTATGTAAGCAATGGTTAGTTGAATTTGATAAATCTGTTAAACATATTGAAGGTGTTCAGCAATTACTTTGGGTGCATGATGAAATACAAATTGAATGTCCTGAAGATAAAGCTGAAGAAGTTGGAAAATTAGCTGTTGAAGCTATTAAGAAAACAGGTGAACATTTCAATTTAAGAGTACCGTTGACAGGTGAATATAAAATCTCAAACAATTGGAGTGGAACACATTAATGCCAAAAGGAAATAAAAAATTTGACATTGACTTAAAGTATGGACAAGAAAGAGAAGACAGAGTTGTCTCTTTATTGATGTCAAAAAAAGAAAAATGCGAAGTGAAAACAGAAAGAGATTGGTGGTATAAAACCGGAAACATAGCAATTGAAATCGAATGTTATGGAAAACCAAGTGGGTTGATGGCTACTGAATCTGATATATGGATTCATATATTAGCTACAGGTGATACAGATTATTGTAAGCTAGTATTTGATGTACCTAAATTAAAACAAATAGTAGAGAAGTTTAAGGATAGAACAAAAATGGTTGGAGATAATTTTGCAGCCAAATGTGTTTTAATACCTTTATCTGAACTATTTATAACTGACGGAAAGGGAAAATAGAAATGGCTAAAAAAACAATAGTAATAGATGGTGATATTTTAGTATATAAATGTGCTGTAAATGCTGAGTACGACCAACATTGGGGAGACGGCTTATGGACATTACACGCAGATGAAAGCCAAGGAAAATATTTAGTGCTTTCTGAAATAGAAGACCTTAAAGAAAAGTTTAAGGCAAATAAAGTAATTGTAGCGTTGACAGATAAAAACAATTTTCGAAAAGATGTTTTACCAACCTACAAGGACAATCGAAAAGATAAACGTAAACCTCTTATACTGAAGGCTTTACGTGAGTATCTAGTGAAGGAATGGAATGCAATAATTCTACCGAATCTAGAAGCAGATGATGTCATGGGCATTATCGCAACCAAACCTAGGAAGAACGAGAAGATAATTCTATGTTCAATAGATAAAGACTTGAGACAAGTTCCAGGTACTTTATATAATGGTGAAACTATGGTTAAAAGAAGTAACAAAGAATGTAATTGGTGGCACTTAGTGCAAACACTTACAGGTGACGCTGTTGATGGCTTTTCAGGCTGTCCTACAGTTGGGATAGTTACTGCTCAAAAAATTCTTAACAATAAAAGAATGCCTACTAGAAAAATGTGGGATTTAGTTGTTAAGACTTATGAGAAACAAGGTCTTTTCGAACATGATGCTTTACAACAAGCACGTGTTGCAAGGATTTTAAGACACGGAGATTACAATAAGAAAACAGGTGAGGTAAACTTATGGCAAGTATAGAAGGTGATACTTACTTGTCTGAGTTAAAATCAAAAGCTGAAAAAGATAAAGATAAAGAGGTGGTAGATAAGCCACCTCACTATTTGAAATATAAAATTGAGCCTATAACTTTTGTAATGACAAATCAATTACCTTTCGCTGAAGGAAATGTTATCAAATATATAATGCGTTGGCGTGATAAGAATGGAATACAAGATTTGAAAAAAGCTAAACGCTATATTGATTTAATAATTGAATTAGAAGAAACAGGAAATATTGACCCTAAAAAAGAATGGAAGGAATAACATGGACTACAGTAAAGATACATTAATAACGGAAGCAGGAATGCGAATACTTAAAGACCGTTATCTAACCGATAGCGAAACAAGCCCTCAACAAGCTTTTAAAAGAGTTGTAGACACTTACTCTGATGATTCTACAATGGCTGACCGTATGTATAAATATGTATCTAACTTGTGGTTTATGTTTGCTACTCCTATTCTAACTAATAGTGGAACAAAAAAAGGAATGCCAATTTCATGCTTTCTTAATTATGTTCCTGATAGTAGAGAAGGGCTAACTGAACATTACACAGAGAATGCTTGGTTAGCTTCTGTTGGTGGTGGCATTGGTGGATATTGGGGACACGTAAGAAGTGACGGAACAAAAACTTCAGGTGGTTCTCAATCTTCAGGTTCAATTCCTTTTATGCACGTAGTAGATAGTGAAATGTTAGCTTTCTCTCAAGGTAAAACTAGAAGGGGCAGCTATGCAGTCTATCAAGATATTAGTCACCCTGAAATAGAAGAATTTATTGAAATGCGAAAACCTAGTGGTGGAGACGTTCATAGAAAATGTTTGAACCTTCATCACGGTATAGTTATTACAGATGAATTTATGAATATTATCGAAGACTGTACAAAAAATTTAGGGGCAAATGATGATTGGCAATTAATTGACCCTCATACAAAAAAAGTTGTGCGTACTGTTTCTGCTCGAAAATTGTGGCAAAAAATTTTAGAGACTAGAGTAACAACAGGTGAGCCTTATTTGTTTTTTAAAGATACAGTTAATGCAAGTTTGCCTGACGCACAGAAAAAATTAGGATTAAAAGTATATCACTCTAACTTATGTAGTGAAATAACTTTACCAACAAATGAAACAAGAACAGCCGTGTGCTGTTTATCAAGTTTAAATATAGAAAAATATGATGAATGGAAAAACAACTCTGAGTTCATACCTGACGTGGTTCGTTTCCTCGATAATGTATTGGAGTATTTTATTAACAACGCTAGTGATAGCCTTAGCCGTGCTAAGTATTCTGCTAGTCAAGAGCGTAGTATTGGATTGGGGACAATGGGTTTTCATTCATATCTCCAAAGTAAAAAAATTCCTTTTGGAAGTGCGTTATCCAAAGGATTAAATTTAAAAATATTCTCTCATATAAAAGACCAAGCCGAACAAACTTCAAAAAATTTAGCTAGTGAAAAAGGTGAAGCACCTGATATGCAAGGGACAGGTATGCGTAACGCTCATCTTTTAGCTATTGCACCTAATGCTTCAAGTAGTATTATTTGTGGTAGCACTAGTCCTTCCATAGAACCTCTCCGAGCAAATGCCTATAGTCAAAAAACTATGAGTGGTACTCACTTTATGAAAAATAAATATCTCCAAAAACTTTTAAAAGAAAAAGATATAGACAACGAAGAAACCTGGAAAAGCATTATTGCTAATCGAGGTTCAGTAAGACACTTAGAACAATTAAATGATTGGGAAAAAGATGTCTTTGCTACAGCAATTGAAATAGACCAAAATTGGATTATTGAATTAGCTGCTGATAGACAAAAATATATTTGTCAATCACAAAGTTTAAATATTTTTGTTCCTTCAGATGTTAATATAAGAGATTTACATTTATTACATTTAAAAGCGTGGAAGAAAAAATTAAAAACTTTATATTACTGTCGTTCTGAAGCAGTCAAAAGAGCAGAAATAATTTCAACAAAAATTGAAAGGAAAGTTAGACCAGATTCAGAAGAAGATTGTCTAGCTTGTGAAGCCTAATGGCAAAGTCACCTAAGTGGGGTGTAAACACTTATAAAAAAACAAGTAAGAAAAAAATAGGCAGACATAAAAAGAATTTAAACAAAGACGAAAAACGTAGTTATAAAAAAAATAAAGGACAAGGAAGATGACGAAGTGTAATAACAGATGTGAATGTGGAAGACGCATACATGATAAAGATGAAATTAAAAATCAGAAACAAAGTGTGTTGTGGCATACATATCATACAATATTAGCAGTAGAATTATTAATTATTATTATAATAGAAGGGATTGAATTATTAAGATGAGTTTATTTAAAGAAAGAAATCATTACAAACCTTTTGAATATCCATGGGCTTTTGACGCTTATGACGCACAACAAAAAATGCACTGGCTTCCTAGTGAAGTTCCTTTAGCTGAAGATGTTAGAGATTGGAATGAAAGATTAAATTCTAATGAAAAAAATTTAATAACACAAATATTAAAATTCTTTACTCAAGGTGATGTAGATATTGCGAAAGCTTATCTTGATAAATACATTCCTCAATTTAAACCACCTGAAATTAGAATGATGTTATCTTCTTTTGCTGCGGCTGAAGCTAATCACGCCCATGCTTATTCATTATTAAATGATACTGTTGGACTTCCTGATACAGAATATAAAGCTTTTCAAGAATGTAAATCTATGGCTGATAAACACGATTATTTATTTAAAGATAAAGGTAAAGGTGTTGAAGGATTAGCACGTGATTTAGCTGTCTTCTCAGCTTTTGGAGAAGGATTGCAGCTCTTTGCTTCTTTCGTTATGCTATTAAATTTTCAAAGATTCGGAAAGATGAAAGGAATGTGCCAAATAATTACATGGTCTATTAGAGATGAAAGTCATCATGTAGAAAATATGATTAAATTATTTCATTCCTTAATTGATGACAATAGAAAAATATGGAATGATAAATTCAAAAAAACTTTATATCAAATATGTAGAGATATGGTTACCTTGGAAGATAAATTTATAGATTTAGCTTTTGAAATGGGTGGCGTAGAAGGCTTAGAGTCTAAACAAGTCAAACAATATATTCGACACATTGCTGATAGAAGACTGTTGCAATTAGGATTAAAACCTAATTTTGAAGCTAAAATTAACCCCTTACCTTGGCTAGATTGGGTGTTAAATGGCGTAGAACACGCTAATTTCTTCGAAAACAGAGCAACAGAATATACAAAAGCAAACCTAACAGGGCAACTATGGTCTTAATAGTTCCCATATTAGAAGGAAATAGATATGAAACAAAATGAAAACAATCAAAATCCTTTAGAGGAGATTCAATTACCATACACGGTAGATGAACTTATAAAAGTTTTGGATAAGATTTACCCTGACCGTTCACCTTCATTAAAAGATAATGAGCGTGAAGTTTGGTTCAAGGCAGGTCAAAGAAGTGTAGTTAATTGGTTAAATGAACTTAAAAAACGTAGTGAAGACAATTTATTAGGGGGACAATAATATGTGCATAG